ACAACTTGAAAGATGGTGGAACTTCCTCGCCTGATTCCCAACCCGTTGTCATCTGTGTTGATGAAGCTAACCCGCTCCACCCCGCTTTGGTCGAAGGAAGAAATACTGCCGACCTCGGTGCCGTTAAGCCTTGCCCTAATAATGGACCCCGCCGTGTTCAACCTGTTTACGTCAAGGGGTGGTGCGTCAACCACTGCCGAGCCAATGCGCCCTTCTGCCGAAATGTAAGCTCCTTCAGCGGTTCCTGTGTTGTTCCAAGGCGTTGTGTCAGTCGTGCCGAAAAGAAATCCACCTGCTGTGTAGCTGTTAACCGCATCAACGATGTATAAGCCGTAGGCGTTTGTCGGGAGAGTGCCAGCGTAGTTGCCGTAATACAGATAGCCGTTGTCGATTGTCGTGGCACCCGCAGAATTGTTATCGAACTGCGCCTCAAAACACATCGCATTTGTTATTGTCTGGCCTGTTAAGGCCGCGATTTGAGCCTCACCGTAAACGCCGACCATCTTGTTGACATCTGACTCTTGCGTGGAACCAAAGTTCGCCATGTTCCAAGAACCGTAAACGTTTGTGATGGTCGTGCCAGAACTAGCGCTAAGAGTAACAATGTTGTATGAGCCGTAGCTGTTCGTAATCTGCCCAGCAGCAGCGTCAGCAACTGCTGAAAGGTAGGCTCCGTAGAGCGCAGACACGGTTCCAGTGGTCTGTTCCGCCTCAGCACTGTTGTAGATGCCGTAGATAAGATCTGAGTCGCCCGTTGCTCTTGTAATCGCCCGAATGCCGTGTAACCGGTGCTCGTTCGCCGTATCTCCTCCTGCAACATCGCTATTCGCGTTAATCAATAGGGCAGCTTTAGTTCTGTCACCGGTTAGGTCTTGCGAACCTGTGCTGGTGTAGTCAATGCGAGAACCGTTGAAACTGACATTCGCATCGCTATCAACGATTTGAAAATCAATAGCGTTTGAACCAGTTGTATCAACCTGAAGCCCAGCACCGACGAACTGCCTGCTAGTGTTGATGATAGTGGTGCCGTCCATCTGATAAACGCCAGACACATCGACGTTCGTTACGTCCCAATCTACGACGTTGTTGCCGTCGGCCCTCGCTAAAGGGAAACCGCCAGTAGTTGACCCGTCATGGACGTGCAGCGTTTCTGTCGTTGTATTCACGCTGATCTCGCCGGTAGCGCCGGTGAACGAGTTGTGCTGTGTCGTTGTTCCTCTGCGGAACTGTACTTGTGTCGCCATTTTTTGCCTCTGTTATTGTGGCTTCGCAGGCCATCGCCATGCTGTAATACTGCCGTCGAAAGGATTACTAATCTCGTCGCTAGTATATCGAGAATGAGATCTGAGCGTGTTCGGTAAATTCCGCAGCTCAGCGCGGTATGCCGCCCACTCCGCTTTCTTTTCAGCAGTCAAAGGGCTGTCACTCATTTGTGTCCAATCACTGCTTTGTAGAAGCCTGTCGCGCTTCTCTGAAAGCTCTGACCAACATCTTCTCATCGTCATTTGCTCAACCCTGCGACTTGTATGCTACCGAATAGAAATCCAGTGCCTACAGTTGGATGACCGCCATCATTAACGTCTTCTAATTGCCCAAAGACCCAGATGTAGTATTCAGTGTTACCTAATAACTCAACAACATCTGTCAGGTAGTAAAGATTGCCTGAGCGGGTGCCGCCTATAGATGTTCCCTCTGTAACCACATACGACGATGCGCTTGTTGCTTTATAAGCGTTGGCGTTGCTAGTTGCTCGCATTGCGAAAGCAAACATGGACGCTGAACCGCTGCCGTAACTGCCGACAGGGTCTAAACTGATATTGACGAGGAACTTTCTGGTGCCTAAAAAGTCGGCTGTCGTGAAGTTGTAACTCATCAATGGAACGCCGTCCGTGTTGTCTGTTGTGCCGCCCATCACCTGCCCGACTTGCACACTGGGATCAGCGACAGTGCTGGATGATTTGGCGATGTGATGCGGCGCAGCGTCAACGTAGAGACTGCCAATAAGGTTGTCGGTGCTAGTCATGCCGACGTTGTTACCGCCAGTTCCTTCGATAGCGCCTAGCGTGTTCGCGTTAACATGCGTGAAAGCGTCGAACCCACCTAGAACTAGATTATTGTTGGCGTCTGTATCCATCGTAAGGTTGTCTAGCTTGATGACATCAGCGTTGATTGTGCCAGCAGTTATTTCCCCCACATCAGCAGATATTGCCGACAGTTTTACTACGTCAATTTTCTCTGCCGTCACCGCGTTTGCATTCAACTCTCGGGTGTCTATGGCTGAAGCGTCAATTTTCCCTGCCGTTATCGCATCCGCCGCGATGTTGTCCGACTCTATGAACTCAAAGTTACCAATCGTAGAAACGATGGCAGCAGTAGTGATAGATGACGCCTGAATAGCACCGATTACAGCATCATTAGCAAACAGTTCGTCCACATCTACCGTGGCAGCCGTGACCGCTCCCGCGTCTAGCTTTGCAGTGGATATCGCGCCAGCCTCGATGGTTCCAGTGGTGACTGCGTTTGTTGCGATTTGACCAACTGCGATTTGGTCATCCATGTCTGCGGCGCTGATGGCCTTCGTCCACTGCGTCCCCGTATAACGATAGAGCTTGTCATTGTCAGTGGTCAGGATAACCACTCGCCCCTCCGTCAGATCTGTAGTGGGGAGAGAGCTAACTACTTCCACAGGGCGCAAATCACTAGCGAAGTTAGCTGGCGGGATAGTGCCCTCTAGGTCACCTGTGGCTATCGCTGCTGTAAACTCAGGAACGGTGGAATCGTAGCGATACAGTTTCTTATCTGTGGTGAGGAAGACGAGAGAGCTTCCAGTGTACCCTGTGGGCGAGGGCAAGCTGTTTACCGCAGATATAGGTTCAATGCCTGCCGCGAACGATGCAGCGGTGATAGACCCAGGGTCTACCGACGAGGCAGTGAATATGTCCTCTGACCAAACAGAGCCTGTCCAAACATAGAGCGTGTTAGTAGTGGTCAGCAGGACAATCTCGCCTACATACGTCCCGCTTGAGGGCAAAGTGCCCACCGGCTGCACACCGTAAGCCGTCTCTGAGCTACCGGCTAGGGCATCGGACACGTCGCTACCAAGGTCATCTAGCGTGATCTTCTGGGTGGTTGCCGTGACACTAGAACTGTAGGCCGAACCGTTCCCTGAATGGTCCACAGAACGCAGAAAGTAGTATCTAGTCGCGTCGTTAGGTAAGCCAGTGACGGTATGCTGGTCAGACTTGGTTTTAACGATAAGCTCGGCAGAGGCGAGGCTGTTGCTTTCTGACTCAAGAATCTCAATAAAACTCAGGTCAGAATCCGATGGCATGTCATAGTTCAGCTTGATTTGCTGGATACCGCCCGTAGCTGTGATGTTTTCTGGCAGAGCAGGAGCGGTCTGGTCGCCCTGTAAGTTTATTTCGCCGGTCAGGTAGTCAGAGGTCTTGCCGGTAAAAGTAACCGCTCTGATTTGGAATGTGTATTCCTCAAGCTCTTTGATGCCGGTGATAACAGTGCTGTCGCCATAAATAGAAACAGAACTAAACGGTTCCGCCTGACCTGGGACTGTATCTGCGACAGTGCCGTAATCTAATTCCAAGGTCTGCGCTGTAGCGATGCTGCCGTAGTTTTCAGTCGCCGTGTATGCGTCTTCAATTAAACCGTAGTTGAACTCAAAAGTGGAAGACAGTTTGTACTGTAGCTCGTAAAAGCTGACATATGTGGATGCTGTTGGCGCTGTCCACGAAACCCTGATAGCCGGTAAGACTGTCCCGTCGTTGCCCAGAACAGTAGTTTCCACCAACACCAAACTATTCGGCGCGTCTTGGTCTGGCGTGTCATCTACGATGTCCGAATAATCTGGATTGTTTGGTCCAACCGTGGCGAGGATGTTGGAGGTATCGTTGTCAGGGTTGCGATCTGAACGCACAAACGACGAGTCACTCGCCCCTCCATAAGAAAGTGCCCGTATCCAGTAGTACCTCGTATCCCCAACAGAGAGAGGGTCTATCGCGTTAGATGCGTCATGGATGAATTGTGTCCCTGACGTTTGACCAATCTGCTGTGAACTAGCCCATGATGAGTTAGCAGAAGCATAGATAGCGATTGTTGCGAAGGCTTTAGGGTTTGCTGGGTTAGTCCAGTTCAACTCTATGCTTTTCAAGCCTGCGGTGGCGGTTAGGTTCTGAGGATCAGGTACGCCACGGAAGGCTTCTGTGATAACACCAGAAGCACTGACAACACTGTACTCACTAACCGTTGGGTCAGCGTAGGAGCCAGAGTCATCCTCAAGCAGTGTTAAATTTACAACGCCATCATCGGTATCGGAGAAAGACCAACTCGCACACCTAAAGACTTTGTTGCTGAAGTTTAGCTCGGCTATTGTTACCTGAACCCTGTCTCCAACGTCAATTCGCAACCCAGCAAGATTGCAAGGGAAGGTTAATATCTTCTGTTGGTCTGTTAGCTGAATCTGTTTGTGCGCGATTCTTTGCGCCATATATGCGTTGTTCGTGAACGGTAGCTGAATATCCCGCCTAAGAGTCTCGCCATTATCTCTGTTGACCGCAGATGTAATAGAAACCGTTGGCGCTTCAACAGACTTGTGGTTCTGCGCTGGGTCAATAAAAATTGGGTGGATCGTATTAAACCGGTCCCCCCTTTCCATTGACGTTTTCACAGACAAAGCTGATGCAAGATCGTCCTCTGTAAGACTTTCCGTGGGAGCCTCATAAATGCCAGCCTTCACGGTATATACGCCATTAGAATATACAAGACTGCCGTTCATGGCAGATAACAGCTTGTTTATATTCGTCCTATGAGTGTCTGTTGCGAAAATCACTCCATTAGCAGTGAACCGTTTTTGTGTTGTGCCAGGCACGCTAACAGTAGCGTCACAAGCATCCGCCGCAATCTCTACTGCATCCCAATCAATCTTAGACGCGGGAACAGATAGGCCGAATTTAGTGTCCGTGAGATAGTTGGCAACACAAAGGGCGGGGTTCTCTGTCCACTGCTGGTAGGTCGCGCTGGTAGGGTTGGCCCCCGCGCTCGTATCAAGTCGAGGGTCGTATATGTCTTTCTTGCCCTTAACTAGCGCCTTAATGTTGTTAGGCTTCTTCCTATCCCATACTTCCTGCGAGCCATCGGTTAACCGCCACTTAGTAGACAGCGTAGCGATTCCACGAGTCCTGTAATCTGCTCCCCAGTTCAATCCAACGAAAGGCTGGAGGAGCGTGTCATAAGTCTGGTCATCAGCACCCAATCGCCGGTTGATTTGACAGATATTCTGCGTTGCCCCGCCCTCCTCATCGGCTACCGGGCCATAGGTTCCGGCTGTGACGTTGAACCCAGTGATCTGCGCGTCAGTGATAACCTCATTATCGAAGTGGATATCGGTAATATCCTCAACCTCGTGCCCTGTTAGCGCGATAGCGTGATATAGGTCTTTATTATCTGTGCCTGCCAAGCCTACGAAGAATATAGGGCCACTGACCAGCGCCTCTCCATAGACCAATTTTTGTGGCTCTATGGTCCCCCTTACAGTTTGCTGTCTCGACTGATCTGTGTCGGACTTTGGCATACTGATATCGGGCATCAAACCCCTAACCGCTGCGTTTAGAGCAGCACCAGCAGCCACAATAGTTGCTGTGCCAGCGGCCATTACAGCAAAAGTTCCGGCAGTAGCCGCTGCCGAAACTCCAGCAACCGCTCCAATAGTCGCTAATCCTACGGAATAAACTTTGAGAGCAGCAGCTACAATAACCTGTGGCATTCTATAAACTCCATCCTGCGACTAAGTATCGGTCTGGAATCTGCGTCATACCTTTTTTGGTCAAGCAAACCACCTTGTCTGACAGCTTTATTCCGCACACCTGACCGATCATCGGCACATCAACAATGCAAGGGTCGCCGTCTTTTATGTCGGAACTGACATCACCTAAGATGCTGCCGATAAAGTCAACAAGCTCACCCTCTCGCCCTACTAGCAATTCTGCCTGCGCTTCTGATTCATACTTGAACTGCTCCGCGTAGTCTTTTCCGGTCAGATCTTTAACGATAAACGCGGTAAACTGACAGCAATCGGCATCGCCATAAGCGAATTCTCGTCGCTTCCACTTATTTAATGCGTTGTGGACTTTCATCCGTTACCCGGATTAACGTCAAACACACTGTTAAAGACAGAAGACCCATCAACACCAATAATAGCGTCAGAATCTGGGTCGCCCCATCGCAACTTCGCACCCTCTATGTCGGCAAGTAGGCTGAAACCTAAGTCGCCAGAGAAATCGGACTGCAATTGAACGTCTGTATACTTTAGGTTTGAAGCGTTGGTGAATCTAGCAAGCTCAGACTCAGCCGTTAAAGATATAGAGTCTCCACCAGACGCGGCAACAGAAACAATCATCTGGTCCATAGCGCCTTCCCAGATTACCGTGGGGTCAGCAATCAAGTCATCGCTAGAGTCCAGAGCGCCCAGATAAACTGTTACCGGCTGCAAGTAGTAGTCTTCAGTCAGTGCTGCGCCGCTAATCGTAGGGTCTAATCCGCTCAATGTCAGGGTTATCTTATAAGGACTTATGTCAGAACCTTCTTCGATTTGACTTATCTCGCCCAGATCACCAGTTCCTAACCAATCGTTCCCGCCCCAAGTATAGGTGCCGATAGAGTTGTGCAAATACACAGTGCCGCTGGGAAACTCCAGCTTGGCGAAAGTTACAAGCGAGACATGCTGTGCCGATAACGCATCAAGAACCGATGAAGGAAAGCCTCTACTCATGTCGCTAGTACATCCTGAGCCGCTTCGAGGGTGAAGTTAGAAACGATGCCGAGTTGCGTCTCCCAAGATGCTGGGCCTGCCAGCATAAAAACGCCTGTAACGTCCCCTGAATAAGTTATCAGTTGATTGTTAGATGGCGAGAACCTTAAAGGAGGAGCGATAGACAAAGAAACCGCACCCGTTGCATCACTGTTGGTGTCAGCGACAATCATATAAAGCTGACCATTGAAACTAATATAATCGCCTGCTCGCAGATAGTTGTTGGTGCTGGCTGTTGCCCCGTCACAGAGGAGAGTAGTACCCGATTGACTACCGCCGTCAACACGCAAGGTTCCACCGCCAGCCCCGCGCCTTGTGTACGAGTGATCTTTGAGCGTGAATCTATGCTGCTGCCCGTTCAGCTTCACCAGAAACGCCTGCATCTCTGCTCGCTCATCACCGGTTAGGTTGCTGAACTGCAAGGTAGCTCTCCACATCGAACCTTTGCGGGAAGTTGTTTGGATAGCGTTCGTGAGCGGTGATTGGAATACCCGAGTATTGGATACAAGCTCAAACGTGCTACTGGTCGGCGTAATGTCGGGGAAAGAGAATGTAGTCATTTAGAATCTGCCCCGTCTCTTCAGGTCTTGTATCGTCATTATCGTCTGTTGACTAGCCTGAGCCATAGCAGTTTTAATCTTCTGGTCCACGTCAGCCCCTGCACCCCTAGCATCTACATTATTAACGATTGTTACTCCCGCTGCCCCTCCTTTCCTGTGGTCTACAATGGTTTCGTTGGGGTGAACCATAGCCATTCGACCACCCTTTCCGTCCAGTCCGCCTGCGCGAGCGCCATAGCCGGTGAAACCACCACCCTCGAAGCTCTGGGCTTTGATTTGAGCGACGTTAGCCATACCCAAGGTAAGTGCTGCCCCCGCCATGACCTGGGGTATGGGGAATGGGAACGGAGCCGCTAGTGCATTAGTAGCGCCCTGGAATGCCGCCATCGTAGCTTCCGCCATTCGGTAAGCCTTCTGCATCTGGAAGACTTTCTTGTTGCTGGCGTCTAGGGCCATCAACTGATCGCCAACTCCTTTTATAGCATCTGACCTGGCCTTCTGGTCCGATTTTAACTGCTTACCAGCCGCCTTCTGTGCTATATCTCCTCGACGGTTCGTCTCTTTTTCTATAATCCCCGTTATCAGAGATTGCGCTTCTTGCTGCGTTATTCTCTCTCGTTCAAGAAGCTCCTGGACCGTCGATAAATTCTTGGCGTAACCGGCAACCTCTTTCTCTTCCTTCGTCATAATGAAGGTATTTAGATCCGCTAAGGCTTTTTTGTCAGCATCAATTTGCTGTTGGCGCTTTCTCTCAGCCTCGTCTTTATCCTTTTTGCTTTTAGCTATCCCGGCAGCTTCTTCTTTGTCGAATTTGTCTTGCAGCCGTTTTACTTCTGCGTCTGTTTCTGCCTGATCAGATTTAGCTAAACTTTCCTTAAACTCAGCATCGGCCTTCATTGTTTTCAGCAACATACGTCGAGTTTCAATCTCGCTAAGTATTGCTTCGCTCGCCCCGCCCGCCCTCAATGCGGACATCTCTTGCTGCTCCGCGGTCTTCCCGATGCTTTCTATCTGAGCATTAACGTCAGCCAAAACCTTCTTTGCGCCAGAATCGGGGTCAACCTGGTCGAACAGAGCTTTAAGCGAATCCTTTAAATCATGTATGGCGATCCCGGCTTCCTTGGCATTATCGCGCTGCTTTTTAACCTCTAATGCAAGCTCTGCCGTGACGCCTTTACCATTTCTTTGGCGTAGGTTTAGCTCCTTCATAGCACTTGCGTGACGCTTAACTGCGTCTTCAAGCCTTTCTCTTTGGGTGGCAAGTTCATCAAGCTGCGCCCTGGCAGCGGCCCCAACTTCTTGCTTACGCATCTGCTGTTCAATCCGATTCAACTCGGAAAATGCGCCAGCGGCTCCCTTAGCCTCTTCCGCTAAGTCTGCCATTACAGTAGTTGCATCAGTTAGTGCTCTGTAAAGTGGACCAGCAACCCCAGCACCGATGGCTAAAACGGCACCAAGGACAGCACCACCAGGGCCGAACAGGGATGCGATCTGAGAACCCTGCTGACCAAACACAATCATTGCGTCGGTTCCGCCTTGAACCTGTACTGCAATATCTTGGAATTGATGGCCTAGCTGGCCTATACCGCCCCGCATGAATCGCATGTTGGTGTTCAAGTCCTTTGCAGACTTGCCGGTCTTAGCCATGTCTCCCTGGGCTTTTTTCATCCCAGCCGTCATCTGACTGCCATCAACCCCCAGTGTGAGTATGCTTTTACCTAGGTTTTGAGCCATCAGATTGTTCCTGCTTTAACCGAAAGTAAGTCCACCAATGATTGAATTCATCGACGGTCATTTCCTGAATTATCGAGAGAGGCTGACCAAGGCGACTGGCAAGCTCATACATCATGAACAAGTCAGTCGGCTCGCCCTGGTCAGTTAGGAGTTTTTTTCGCGCTCCTCCTCGCTCTCAGCGTCAAGCGCAAGCGCGAAGTTACCCAAGCGAGTTAACACCTCTGGGTCCACGGACTTCTTGAGCTTGACCTTGTCTTCTAAGCTGAAGACTTGGTCTCCCTTTTCATCCTGCAAGCCGAAGATGCATGCGTAGACCAGGTAGTCTGTCGCATCGCCATCGGCTCGTTTGGCCCAACGTGACTTGTCTTCCAAGGTAAGTCTCTTGGCGTAGAGCTTCACGTTCCACTCGGGTACTTCAATAGTTCTTATTTCGCGGTTGCTGAAATGGGCAACCGCATCGTCAATCAGGCGACCCATTAGGCAGTGGCAGTCGTTAACGCGCCAGAACCTTGCACCGTAATGCTGGCTTCAACCATTCCGTCGAAGCTGGCAGTGCGAGTGAAACCTGTAACTAAAGCTGTACCGCTGTAGTAAGTATCACCAGTAGAATCACCTTCCGGGTAGAACGCCAATGTGACGCTGTTACCTACAGCCAGGGCTACCTGACCATTCGTATCGGTCTCATCCCAGAACACGTCCAGAGAGCCTGAGAACGACTTCAGGGTCGTAATGTAGGTCCGTGACGTATCGGTCATTACCGTATCTTCTACCGTATCGGCAGTCTCTTCGATTGAGAAGGAACGCACTTCTGCTACTGCATCAGAGCCGACCTTCACAATACCATCTTGGCCTTTATGTGTAGCCATGTGTTATTCCTCCTCGGAATCGTCTTGGTTTGCAAGTTCCTGATTTTGCTCAGGTTTTT